GGCCGGAAGGCGGTCGAGAACGTCCTGAAGAAAATTTCAGAAATGATCGCGGCCTAGTACCACTTCGACGGGATTTCAGCCCTCTTGAATAGGAGGGCGGCTCCCGACGTCATCCTCGCCCCGCTTCGGCGGGGCTTTTCCATTTCTAGCATCGGCGCCGTTTGTCCTTTTCGGCGCTGGTCTCACCGTGTGCGCGTGCAGCCGCAGCACCGGCAAAGTTTCGATGTCATCATCCGTGGCATCGGGAAGCGCGGGCTTAACATCACCCGCATTTTTGGCGGTCGCTCCGGTTTTCGTGACTGGGCGACCGCCGCTTTTTAAAGCCCTCATCTTTCAACCTGTAAAAGACCGGAGGTGGCAATGGCCAACCCTTCACCGCCTTCGGGCGGCTCCTTTGTCGTGCCCGGCTGGTGGACCGACAGCGCCTTCAATCTTAGCGAAGTCAGCCAATTCCTCGACTCGCCAATCAGCACCGTGTCCTTGTGGATCACATTCGCACGCGCGTCCGGCCACACCGTCGGCGATCGTCGAAACGGCCGGCCCTCCTATTCCCCGGCCGACGTGTTCGCCCTCGCGCTCTTAGCCAAGCTGCGCATCCGGCACGTTCGGATCACAGCCGAAGTGGTTGCCGACGCCTTTAAGTTCGCGACTGAGAACGGCAGGCCGCGCGCTATCGGCTACGACAGCGAATGGTCAGTGTATGCCGACGACGGCGTGAGCCTTCGTGTGCCGGCGTGGTTGTGCTGGACGGCTGTTCGGGCGTGGGCAAGCAAGTTCTTCGGGACGTCTCATGTTTGAGGGCCTGAAGAAGCTATTCACCGGCAAGCGTTCCTATGACGGAGCATCGGCTGGCCGCCGTGGCCGCTCGTTCGGCAGGATGCCGTCGCAGCCAAAGGCGCAGCTTGCCAGCCGGTTCGAGCTTGCCGCTCGTGCCCGCTACATCGTCAGCAACAACGCCGTTGCCGCGGCAGCCGTGGATGCCTGGGTCAGCGCCTTAGTGGGGAGCGGAATCAAGCCGCAATCGTCTCACAAGGCATCACGGGTTCGCGCTAAGTTGAACCTGCATTGGGAGGCATGGACCGACCAGGCAGACGCCGACCGCCTCACAGACCTCTACGGCCTGACGGCACTGATGGCGAAGCGAATGGTCATCGACGGCGAAGCGTTCGCCATTCTGATCAACGAAGGCGCCAAGCTTAGCGTTCGCCTCCTTGAACCCGAACAAGTCGACTCCTCCATCACGCGGGACATTCCCGGCGGTGGTCGCATCGTATCCGGAATCGAGTTCGACGAACGCGGCAACCGTGTTGCCTACCATGTCCGCCGCGAAACGCTGACGGCGCCAATGCAATACAAAGTTGACCGCGTTCCGGCCACTGACGTCCTGCATATGTTCCGGGTCGACACCCCCGGCCAGATCCGGGGCGTCTCATGGTTTGCGCCCGTCCTGTCCCGCATCGCCAACCTCGACGCCTGGATCGACGCCCAACTCATGAAGCAGGCCGCCGCAGCCATGCTGGTCGGCGTGGTCACTCCCGGCGACAATGCCGACGCGTGGGAAGACGAGGCACTTGGTGAGAGCCTTGAACCCGGCACGATCAAGAAGGCGCCGGTCGGCTCCGACGGTATCACCTTCAGCAGCCCACCCACCGTCGGTATGGACGCAATCGAGTTTGCGAAAATCATCGAGCGTGAGATTGCGGCGGGCATCGGTCTGCCCGCGTGGCAGGTATCGCAGGATCTGGGACAAGCCAACTATGGTTCGCAAAGAGGCGGGCTCATCGAGTTCCGCCGGCGGGTCGAACAGATCCAGTTCGGTACAATCGTCTATCAGTTCCTTCGCCCGCTTTGGGACCGATGGAGC